TTCGTTGTTATGAACATTCAGAATGTATCGCTTCTTGGCAACCCAGATACCCCGGTCTGCGATAACCTCCCGCCCCATTTCCATACGATTGTCATAGGATGAAGTAACTCGTGCAAGCTCTGCATAAGACTTCTCTAAGACTTTCTCAAAATGTTCTGAACATATCTTGTCCAGAAATTTCACGGGGTCCTTCGGATTAAACTTCTTGACGAGATCGTTCATCCGAATGTATAAGGAGTCAGTGTCAATCGCAACAACGTAGTCATCGTCTGTCTTAAGGAGTTTATTCATCTCCTCGTTAACGGCACGTTGCGCCCACTTGATTGACAACTGACCCGCAAGCGTGATGGACTCAGCAACTCTCTGGTCAAAGTAACGAAACCATCGATTGCCCAGCGCACCATAAAGCGAGTTCATCAGAATCTTGATTGCCATCTGTTGGTTATCTAGGGAAGCAATCTTATTCTCAAGTTCCTTTGTCTTCTCTTTCTCAAAGATTTGCTTAGCCGTAAGCATCTCTTTCTTAATGACTCGACGCTCATCATAGTACTGCTTGATGACACTAGGAATTACTCCTTCCTTTTCATGCGAGAACCTAACTCCCGTAGGAGCAATAGAGAAAGGTAATCCGAGTCCCCCAGGTTTAACTTCTCCTTTCAGATATGATTGGACTGATACATTTTCGTAGATTCCGTCAATGACAGTCTCAGGAGACATGTTGTATTGCACGATAATGTTTGGATAGAGAGAGTTGAGGTCAAAAGACACAACCCAATCATGCGAGCCAACTTGGGGCTCCTTTACATATCCCCCAGGATACTGAGTCTTGGCTTTCTCTACTTTCTGAGGACAAGCAATCTTTCGCTGATTCAGAACCCGATAGATGATAGAGTCCCAGATGTTTGTGGTGCCCAAAGTATCTGTATAGTTGACACCACCACGATACGCCATAGTCAATACAAGAGAGATAAGATCAAGCTTCTCGTCAAGCCGCTCGACAAGCTCAACATCTTTGATATTATAATCAATGAATTTTTGAAAGTCATGCTTGTACAGAGCGTGAAGAGAGCCATGCTCATCATACGATAGCTTTCTTTCTCCTAGAACAACATTTGCAATATGATCAAGGCGATAGGACTCTTGCTGCCCTAACGTGTTCAGAGTAAACTTACGAAAGATATCCAGATAGTCTAACTGCTCAATGCCGACAACATCATAGTATTTCTCCTCACGGCCATTCATACCAGAGGCTTTCCGCTCACGCAGAATACCCCAGGGCGACAGCTTCTTGGCAGTATCGTTACCAATCACCTTGGTGATACGATTGACCAGATAGGGAATATCAAATAGTTTGGTGTTCCAGCCCGTCACGATGTCGGGATGACGATGCGCCCAGGCTTGAGTAAACTTCATCAGCAGTTCAGTCTCAGTGGTGCATCGCTCGTAGATCACATCAGAATTCTTGACATCATATTCATACAGACCCCAAACACGATAGGGACCTGTCGGCGTTTTCATAGTGATAGCAATAACAGGATGATCAGCTACATTAGGCTCTGGAAAGCCTTCGTCTGATGCGACCTCAATATCAATCGTGCAGACATCAATCCACTCACGATTAAAAGAAATTTTGTCTGGCATCATCTCAGTAATATACTGATAGACATAGTTGTTCATGCCAAAGACTTTGAAGTTCTGAACACCTTCGTATCGGGCAATGAAGTCTTGTGTCTCCGACATAGAGTCAAACTTCACAGGCTCTACAGGAGTACCGTCTAGACCTTTCCAGGTGGTTTGATTCGTATTCGACTGGACATACATCGTGGGCTTGAAGGGAATCTTGGACTGCAGGCGCTTGCCGTCAGCCCGGTAGCCACGCATCAAGATATTATTACCTTGACGGGCGACAGAGGTATAGAAGTTCATTTGATTCATGCATGCTCCATTTCAATATGACATACATTATACATGGCTCATCACGAAAAGTCAATAGGTGCCCCCGGAGGGGCACCATGATCCATTACTGAATCGGGACGATCTTAGGTTTCTTCTCTTCAGGAAGTTCAACCTTCAGTAGTACATATAGGATGCCGTTCGTATAGGACGAACTAACGACAGTCACATGCTCATTGACTTTGAAGGACTTACGGAACTTCTTAGTAGAAATGCCCTTGTGAAGAAACTCACAGGGTTCGTCATCACGAGGGGACTGCTCACCAGAAATGTGGAGGTCAGTGCCGTGATGCTCAACCTTCAACTCGTCTTTCTCAAAACCCGCCAGTGCAAACTCTAGTTGATAGGTGTACTCGTCGTACTTGACTAGATTGTGCGGAGGGTAGTTTTGTTGGTTAGAGGGTTTGCTAAGTAGTTCCATATCACGAAGCAGGTTCTCAAAACCAACGAGGCGGGGAAGTGCCCCAGCAAAGGGCAAAAGATCATGGTTAGTCATGATTGTATCTCCTTAAGTTAAGCAAGATTAAAAGTGGACCAGCTAGGCTGCGTCCATGTTTATTTAGCTAAATAAACGAGGGTATTATACACTTTTTAGGATCTTTTGTCAATGGCTACAATTACATATGATACAACTAGCACACCTTCTGATGGCGACGCACTGATATACGATTCAGCATCAGATAAAATGAAATGGGCATCTACAGGTTTTATCTCAGTTCTTTTCTCTGAATTTGGTGACGCTGGTGGCGAATACACTTATGATTCTGCGGCTGTCGGCAGTTATATTTCAGGCTCCGGAGGCTCTGTTTCTGGAGGAGGATTCTCTGGTCAATCTTTAACTTCAGGTAAAGTTTTTGGTCCTCTAGATGGAACGTCTCTTACAATCACCGGGGTTGAAGGTGATATTGTTATCGTTTCAAGACCTGCTTAGAAGTAGATAGACGGGTCAGGATCGCCTTCGACACCAAATGAGAATGTAACTCTTGAATGGTGAGGAAGAATCTGATGATGCGTCTGTCTAGGAATCCACACATAGTCACCGGGGTTGAACCAGATAGGCTCATCGTTATTGAAGCCCTCTAGCCTAAAACGAATCTGACCCAGAACCTGGACAAGAAAAACATCCATGCTGTCTTTATGCCATGGGTAACTTCCGCTCTCTCTACCAAACCCAGCAAAAGCAATGTTCGTGATTTTATTTCCGTGCAAAGAAAAAGTGTCTTGCATCTCTTGCTCAATATCTTTGGCAAACTGAGGTGCAGACGGTCTGCTATGAAAAGAATTAAGCTCGACTTTCATCTTATCGTTCTTTTCTCTAGTAGCGTCTTCTGGATGAGAATCCATTAAATAAATATGGCTATCCCAATTATATTGATCGCTAATAGGAAAAGGTAGTTTACCAAAAAAAGGTCGACGATCAGCAATGTAATCGTCTTTTCCTTTAAAAATATTCAGCATCACTTATTTCCAATATTGTATTTGGGGCAGAGTTCCCATTCATCCTTTTCTTTATAGCCAATAATCTTGACTTGACGCATCGGCGCCTGATCTTGAGAAACTTCTTTGTTCTGAATTTCAACTAGACCCCAATCACTTAACAGTGTTGCAATTGTATTTCTACGTTGAATATCAGACAATTCCAGATTAGACTTTTTACCGTCTAACAGAAATAACTCTTTGAAATGCACGATAAAGTATCGACCCTGCTTGTGCAGAATATGGCAAGACTGAAACAACTTCTTTTCTTTACGAGAAGCAACTCCAATGCGAGTCAGAGTTTCTCTTACTTTCAAAAAGTCATCTGGTTCTGCCAGAGTAACTTCCAGCATCTTAGCTGGGGACCATTCGACGATGTTATTTTCTTCCACCTTTGCTCACCTTATTTCTTATAATTGTTAGTTGGTCAGAAGAGAGAAGAGGGATTACTTGGCGGGCTTTTTCATTACTATACCCATAATACTCTTTCACTGCTTCCATATCATCTATCTCAGTGGGCTTCATCCACTTAGAGAAGCGTTTACGCTTCCTAACGATATTTATAAGAAATTGGAATTGTAACTTATTGTCAAGGTGATGATACTGATTCATAGCATTTGCGACATGAATCGTATCAGAAAAATATGAAAGACTGCGATTGACCACAAAGGGCACATACTTCTTTTCGTTATCAGGGTCTTGCATCAAATCTTTTTTAGTGTCATTAATTGCATTCAGAAAGTCAAATGGGCTCATAATTTATCCGCAAATATATTCACTGTAGTTCTATCATTTATATCAGAATAGTAAGAGTGCCAGGAGTTGTCTGACCTATAGAAGCCTACTGCTCTGTTTGGTTTCCACTCAACTTCATTTTCAAAAACTTCTTTGCTTGAATATAATTTTGTACCATTACCACGATCAGAAATATAAAGAACAATCGTGAATATCTTACAACTTGAATCGCAATGTGTTTCATAATTAAATCCCTTACCTACATTCATGTACTCAACACCCACAGTGGTGTTAGTGAAGTCTTCACCCAGAGTCTTTGTAAACTCTAAAAAATTCTCTCTCAGAATATTATGAATAGTGTGATAGCCACGATCACGAAAGAAGAAGTTTACTCTAGAGTTTTCTTCTGCTTTTGGAAAAGAGACAATACTGTCTTTAATCAGTTGAAAAGTATTCTCATCTAAAAAATCATCAACTATCCAATGCTTCCAGGGATAGTCATTGACCCTAACTTTCATCAGAAATCTGCCTTACAATTATATCACACTGCGATAAAAAATCAAGTCCGCTGCAGTTGCGATACTCATACTTGTAAAAGACTTTAGAAATACCTACCTGATGAATAAGCTTAGCACACTCAATACATGGAGAGACAGTCACATAGAGTTCTGCATCTTTGCCACTCTCAGTGCTTTGCGCCAGCTTAGCAATTGCATTTGTCTCAGCATGCAGAACTTCTCGCTTAGTAGTCAACTTGCCGTCTAAGTAGTCTAGATGCTCACAGCAGTTATCCCAACCAGAAGGCATGCCGTTGTAACCGATGCTGATGATGCGATTGTCTTTTGCAATCACACAGCCCACTTGAAGTCTCTTTGCAGAAGATAGCTGAGCGTAAATCTCAGCAGCCTCCATATGGGCTTTATTCCATTTAGTTAGTTTCATGTAAATCCATTGCCTTACGAATGTCTGGTCTAAAGTATGTATCAGGTTTTAGAATCTTGCCATCCTCACGCCGCTTGACTTTGCCTTTGACTGTCTTGCTCATGTTAGAGGCTTTGACTTCGTCCCAGACTTTATGAAAAGGAATGTCCAGAGTAGAAGCAAGACCCATGATTACCCAGACCATATCAGCCAGACCATCAGCAACCTCTACGATGTCCTTGTCAGCAAAAGCGGCAATCGTCTCATGAAACTCTTCAACAATAAGGTTCTTGTACAGTTCAGCTTGCTCAGTGAAGTTCTCTACTCCACGCTCAGAAGCATAGACGACATCTTGCCCACATGCCTTCATAAATTCTTCAACATCATTTTGATAATCGTAAGCAACCCTAGTCATTCGTTATACTCCACAATCTTGTAAACGCCATACAATTCACCGAGCTTCTTTGCTTCCTCAAAAGAGTCAAAGAGTTTAGTCCGAAGTTGAAACTTGCTGTCTCCTTCGGTCACATACAGCCATGCTTCTTCAAGAGGAATCATTACAGCATACTTAGGTGAATTCGACATTTGCCATAATCTCCGTCATGCATGCCACCAGATTCAGTTCATGGTCAGCGACAAATGCATTCTTGTATTGATAATCAGCCAGAATGAGAACTAGCTGGGGAATAGACTGAGGAGCAACAGCTTCGCTCATGGCGTCATAGATACCACGAAAGACAGCAGCAGGCTCAGTGTCCATATTGTTCACAACCCAAGAACGCATCTTCTTGAAGTCTTTGTCCTTGAGAGCCTTGAAGAGGTCAGAATAGCTGGCATTGCCACCAATCAGAACCTCTGTGCTTAGCGTACCTGAGAGAGAACCACGCTGCGCTTCATTCAGCACTCGCCGCCAGTCTGGGGCATGCTTCATGATAAGCTGAGCAGCAGTGTCCTTGTTAAACTCAACACCTTCGTCCTCTAGAATATGAATCATGCGAACAAAGAAGTCAGAGGACAGCTTCGCAAGTTCTTTCTTGGTGCAGTTGAATTCATAGACACCGCACCGAGAGTGTAGGGGCTCAATAATCTTGTTCTTGAAATTACAGGTTAGAATGAACCGACAGTTCTTAGAGAATTCTTCAATGAATCCACGCAGAGCAGGCTGTGTAGACTGAGGATTCAGATAGTCAGCCTCATCTAGAATCACAACCTTGTAGCCACCTGACAGAGACACCGAAGAGGCAAACTGCTTAATCTTGCCTCGCAGGGTGTCAATGTTACCCTCTTCAGAGCCATTGATAACAATGTAGTCTAGTCCTAACTGGTCACAGATAGCACGAGCAACTGTAGTCTTGCCTAGACCAGCAGTACCACTGAAGAGCATATTAGGCAGTTCGCCGCCAGCAACAATATTCTCAAAGGTTTTCTTCAGGGCAGGCGGAAGCACCGTCTCTGCAACAGTACGAGGACGGTACTTCTCAACCCATAGAAATTCTTTAGACATAAATTACTCCATAACATAGTAGTCACCAATTGTGAATGATGTTTGACATGATAAAGAAGCATGTCACAAAATTCACAGTCACGAACACAGAACGAATCACAGCGACAACATCATCATAATCGGCAGTCTTCTCATCGCTGTAACTGCCGATTGCGTACTTCCACACTGTCCAAATTTTTTCCATAAGCTTCATTATATCAGATTTTACCCTCAGAACGCAACCTTTTATACTCAATAAATGTCATCTTATATTGAGCAGTAGGATGCCGTAGGTAGTCTGAATACCAATTACGAGTTTTCCTCGTAGGGGCAGCGGCTTGCATTTTCTTTTACCTTAGAGTGATTCCAAAAAAGTGTCAATCATAACAGCCTTGGTCTTACGGCGGTCAAGCTCAACACCGTGCTTTACTGCAAGTTCGTCAATCTGCTTCTTGGTCATAGACTCAAGTTCTTCCCGAGTAACAGCAGCTGCTTTTGCCTTTGCCTTTGCCTTGGGTTTTTGAGGCGGAGTCAGAACTTCTTCAACAGCAGGGTTTTCTGCTGCTTCAATAGACTCAAGTTCTTCCCGAGTAACAGCAGGAGCAATAACTGCATTAGAAAACACAACCTCAGCTTTCACAGGATTAACGGGCGTTACTTCGGGCTTCGTATCAACGCTGCAGTCAGAAGGAAAAGTCTCATCAAGACCATCCAACTTATCGTTCTCACGGGCTAGCCAAATGTACACACCAATTGTAACAACTACCAGAATACCAAGAATAAGTCCAAAATCCATATCAACCTCCAAGTTTTCACGGACGATAAAAAAGATGATTATCAATTACTGCAGTAACTATATAGTCTTGACTCCACACCGGAAGCACATAATCTGCGTGATAATATAGCGCACCATCAGTAATATCAATCATATCAGTAGAAAGAAAGACTTCTATAAGTTCTTCTAGTTCAAAGAATGTCTCAGCATCAACTGGTATGTCAGACAAGCCGTCACAGTACCAAGAGAACTGACACTGATCTCTCACAGGCCATTCATTGCCTAACCAGTTAGTGTATGTCGGACCCTGAGTGACGACATCACAGATAGTGTCAGGAAATTTATGGCTGTAGACTCTGTTGATAACAACCTGCATCGTGGCAAGGCGACCAGCTTTGCTTTGATTTCTTGCTTCATAGTATGTGTTGATTGCAAGACATTGACGATTTTTAGGTGTGTCAACCCCTCTCTTCTGATGCTCAGATTCTTCTACTGGCTCCAGTTCAGGTTCTTCTATGACAATGTTAGCACCCGTAGGCATTGGTCCCATAGGACCTTTCACTGGAACATCGTCTTGTGTCGTAATGAAAAGAAGAAAAAGAAGAAAAAGAATGAAACCGAATGCAGAAAGCCAAATTCTAAGCATAGTAGTCTACCTTGTTTACTCTAACAACAGGATCAACTTGTCCGTTCTTATCATAAACGATAGTATCAAAAGTGACTTCAGTGTACTTATTCTCTCCGACTTCTTCTCCGGGAGAAACATTGATCAAGGTTCTTTGTGTTGTATATGTCACAGGGACAGTGGAAGTTACATCAGGGAGCATTTTAATAACTTCTTAAGTTGAGCCTCTGAAAGTTTATTGAACTTACGATGAGATTTAGTGAAAGGCATAGGAGTCTTTAGTTGAATAATATCTAAAGTGCCTTCTTTTATGTAGCCTATTAGCTTCGTGCGGGAGACAAAATAAATGTGATTTGGTTGATTATAATGAACATCTTTCCAGTCAGTCACTTCTTGCAGAATTTGCATAGTCTTCTCCTAAGTGTCATGAACACTATATCAGACTAGCTAGAACGAGTCAATGCCCGTTCGTCGGATGATGGTGCCGCCACCAGGAATCGAACCCGGGACCCTCTGATTACAAATCAGATGCTCTACCTGCTGAGCTATAGCGGCGGATAAAACGCATTGTAGAACCATTCATTCTCTCTTACAACCCCTTCATGAAACCAATCAGGTAATTGTCTATTTGGTTCTTTATAATATTGAAACTCACGATCAGTTACATGACTAATCTTCTCGGCATAATATACATTATCATGCTCGTAATTATCATTTAATTCAATATTACTTAAATCGTGCTCGTAATATTCTTCACCAAGAAAACGATATATCTTCTTCAACATATGCTCTGGTTCTTTGGTAAAGTCTTCATATCGCAAAAACATAACACGACCACTTTCAAATAAATCCATGCAACGAGGAATCTCAGTCCTCAGAGTTGCATTCATGGGATTCATTCGATTCACATAATACTGAAACTTCTCCTGCATGGTCATAGATGCCACAACAGTATTGTCATCAGTATATGTGTGCGTTGCTAGAGTCTTTCCTTCTAGTTTCTCAAAGCTCTCAATGATGTCTCGTAGGTCACGAACAGTCACAAGAATCTTAGCATCAGGAAACAGATGCAGAAACTCAGACCAGTAGCGACTCTTAGAGAACACAACAGGTTTGTCAGTAAGTCCAGAGTACCACCCAAGAGCAGATCCTCGAATAAAACCATAGAGTGCTTTGTCGGAAGACTTCTGACTCATTGCCAGGAATTCCTCTTTCACTCGGACTCGGGTTAGCAAGTCTTTGAGCAAACGAGGAAGCACACAAGTCCCTGAAGTGAAGATCCTAGGATTCTGCTGTAGGATATTCATCAGTACGGTGCTGCCAGATCGAGGCAATCCTGTGCAAATGTTTAGTTGCATTACTCTGCTAAAAACTGCTTAGTTTCTAAAATGCCATTGAGCCAGTTTTCTGCAGTATCTTGGGCATAGTAGATGCTTTTGCCGGGAAGCTCTCGTACTTCTACAATAGCACCATTTTCATAAAGATCAACCACATACATCTCGCAAGACTCTGTGTTTGTTCTACGAATCTCTGCACCACGATTGTCACGCTTCAAGTACATAGTACCTCCAATTGGCGCACCCACCAGGACTCGAACCTGGAACCTACAGCTTAGAAGGCTGTTGCTCTATCCAATTGAGCTATGGGCGCATGGGGCGGGGGAGATTACTCCCCCTGGGACTGAAACTCTTCTGCCATCTGAACAACTTGAACTGCTTGGTCACGAAGTTGACCGATGGTGGAAAGTTCTTCACCTTTGAAACCGCCACGCTGGACGACCGTATCAATCACGGCAATCGTAGAACGAGCAACACGGTTGCCCATCTCGTACATCTTGCTGTGATCTTCTTGCTTTGCTGCATCTGCCATTTTATTACTCTCCGTAAGTTGACGTTTTTTCTAGTGCAATGAAGTATTCAATATCAGACTGCTTGCTCTTGAATTGAGAAATCAAACGAGATGAAATACCTACATCAAAGTCTTCATTCACAATCTTGAGATTGTTCACATTCAGAACGAAGTTGAAATTAACACCTTCCTCATATGAACCATCTACATCCACCGAGAACACATTAGAGGTTGCATCTTTGCTATCAAGCACAGAGAGGCAGACAGCACCATTTGCTGGAGTGATAGAAATCTCACTGTGCCCTAGGGCAGCAGCAGCACTCTTCAGCGAACTCAGTGTACGAGTATCTAGCACGAAGTTAACTTCGCACTCAGGCATTACGATGTCTTTGCTAGGGGAGGTCAGCATTTCAGGGTCAGAGAAGAAATACTTGACCTTAGAACGACCCGTTGCATCACCCACGACAACATAATCCTTATCAAACTTCAGATTGGGACGATCAACCAGATTGAGTACATTGAGAAACTCATTAAGATCATAGATACCAAACCCAGACGGAAACTCTTCATCAAGAGTCGTCTTAGAAAAAACAGTCCGAGCCACAGAGACTGTCTTCAGTTCTTTACCCTGAGAGATCACAATGTTAGGGTTGATTGCTGCATAGTTCTTGAGAACTTGCATAGTACGATCAGATAATTCCATGACGAATCCTCACTTAATTGATACACGAATTATACTACAGTCAAAACAGAATGTCAAGCGGCTTTCATCTTAGAAAAGTTCTTTTCTTTCACAAACTGAATCTTCTTCTGAAACGCAGCATCTTCCAATTCAGATTTGTGAGAGATGACAAAGATATTGGAGTCTTCACCAAGAGAGTGAAGAATCTTCATCAGGTTATCAACACCGTCATCATCTAGAGAAGAGTCAAAGGTCTCATCTAGAATCAGTAGGTTGGTTGCTACACTGTTCTTCATCTTAGCCACTTGACGCCAAGTGAAGAGTAGAGCGAGGTCAATACGCTGCTTCTCTCCTTCAGAGAAAGAGTCGTAGGAGAAACTGTCACGATGTCGAGAGCGAATCGTTTCTGTGAAAGACTCGTCTAGGTCAAAGTGAACAAAGAAATCTAGAATCTGCAGATACTGGTTAGTCAGATTGTTGATCACAGGCAGATACTGCTTAATGATCTTCGTCTTGATACCAGTGTCTTTCAGTAGTTCAGAACACACCTGCTGATATGAGAAGTCCTCGTGCAGTTTGTACTTCACATCTTGCAGTTCATGAATCTGCTGGTTCAGTTCTTCTAGCTGCTTATTCGCCTCTTCTAGACTATCATTATTTGTGATAAGATCATTGATCTCTTCTTGTATCTGAGCAATGTTTTTCTGCAAACGAGAAATGGTATGGTTATTACTATTGATAGTGTTTTGCCATTCACGAATCCTATCCATCTGACTGTTGAGAGCAGACTCATCATTACCAAGCTTTTCCAACTGCTCTCGTGCCTTAGACATTGCTTCAGCAAGTTCCTTTGCCTTTACCTTACCCTCAGTTGTCCTTTTATCTCTTGTCTCCGCATCAATTTCCTGTCCGCAGGTGGGACAATCATCATTCTCCGAGAAGAACTTAATTTCTTTTGCAATGGTTTTTGCTTTTGTCTTGAACGAGGTATCAAAATCAACCAGCTGCGAAAGTTGGGTTCTTGTTTTTGTAAGACTAGTTTCCGTGGACGGTAGGATATCGCTAATCTGTAAAGATAAATTGAAGTTCTGCGATTGGATCGTATTAATCTCTTCTTGTGCTGCGGAGATAGAATCCTCTTTCTCTTTACGATATGCCGAGTTAATTGCGGTAAGGTCACGAAGATACTTTTTCTGAGCATTAATCTTCGTCTTAACGATTTCGGTGGAATGAGCATTTTGTCGAATATCCTCCTTGAGTACCGCAATCTTCTCTTTGAGAATCTGATTCATCTTAGAAAACATATTGATGTCAAGTAGGTCTTCAATCACCTCACGCCGTGCTTGAGCAGGCAACTGCATAAAGGGCACAAAAGAAGACGAACCCAAGACTACAATTTGATGAAAAGATTTATGGTTCAGTTTGATGATGTTCTTCTCAAGAACAGACTGGTACTCTTTGTTATGCGAGTCTTGATTGAGCATGTTACCATTGACCCAAATCTCAAATTTATTGGGCTTCATGCCACGAACAATCTTGTACTTGCTGCTACCAATAGAGAATTCTACCTCGACCAGCAGACCCTTGTTATTGATAGAGTTTACTAGCTGAGGCTTAGAAATCTTGCGATGAGACTTACCGAACAGAGCAAACGACAAAGCGTCCAGCAAGGTAGACTTGCCAGAGCCATTGTGCCCTACGATAAGGGTAGTGGGAGATTCTTGAAAATCAATCTCAGTAAAGTTGTTACCGGTGGACAGAAAATTCTTCCACCGGAGTTTCTGAAATTTAATCATACTCTATGACAATTCCTTGATTCGCCGTTTGGCGTATTTTACCGCAGACTTAAGTTCTGCGACAAGCTGTTGTGCTTCTTCCATATGATAGTCTGCAATCTTTTTCGTTTGCGGACTAATAAATGAATCGAGAATATCATCAATCAAAACGTTTAGATGCACACCCCCTTCAACAACTGGTTCGCAAGAACGTTCTCCCATATAGAGATGCAGATTAACCTTTCCATTTGATTCAATAGAAATGCTAGCATCAAAATCAATTTTACCTTCTATCATAATCAAACCACTCCATATTCATCCAATCAGTATCTTCTGGCATCATTTCAACACCAAAGTTTTCATTCAGTTTATTATACACTGAAGCACTAGCCATTGTCAAGCGATAGGCATCTTTGGGGCAAACATAACAACTGCCGCTATACCCCCAGAACTCTAAGAAATTACCGTTTTCCGTTACTTTGGTAATACCGCTATTCATGCGCCAACTATCGCCCTGCGTATATCCCCCGCTCAATCCGGCGAGCAGTTTGTAGATGGTGTTGCCTTGGTATTCTATTTTGAGAACAACCCAACTATCGGGGTAGTAGTCGCTCATAATCTATTTTCTCTAGAGGTTCAAAACTCTCATCAATATACATCATTTCAAACTGCGAAGGATAGTGCTTAAGCAAACGACTTGCCTCTTCTCGAACTGCCTTAGGTACACGAGGATACTTCTTAGGGTTTCGCAAGTCAAGCAGAAAGCGTTCGACTCGCAACACTGCTTGCGTTCTTTCAATCGGCATTGTCATTTTTCCACCACCTAATCTTTTTGCCATACTCGTATTCAAACATATAAACAAGTTCATCGTACGATAATTTCTCTGGTGTTGTTAAATCCCAAAGAAAATCACTCAAAGCGTTCCAATCTTCAGTGTGCATAATAGGAAGTCCATACTCTATAGGATAATCCTCACCAGGCACGCCGTAAATGTCGATGCGTCCAGCACTCCAACAATCACCGTGTTCTTCGATCCATTGTTGGTTAATTGGACCCATCCAGTTTGTACTATAATTTACCATTCACCACTCCGGTGCTGAATAAGGTCTACTCATTGTATAGATTGCCATGCCATCTAATCCATAAGCAGGACAGACTAGAATATGCTGGGGTAGTCCCATAGCATCTTTCTTCCCTAATTCGCCACAGATAAAAAACGTACCCGTCTCCTCTGCCTTAGCATGAAACCATATCTTTTTGAGTTTTTCAAAGAGTTTATGCTCTTCATCTGTAATAGAAACTTTGCTGTTCAGTGCATCATAATGATCAAGTAGATGCTTGAGTTGGCTGGCATCTACTTTAACTGTGGGCAACCCTACCGTCATGCCAGAGTCACGGTATGCATCGTCTAATTGTCGTCGCAGTTTATCGAACATCACTCACTCTTCCTTCCACATATGATTATCAATAAACACTTTCAGTGTACGGTCATCATCTTGTAGACCAAACTTGACACGCTCATCATCTTTGAGATACTTAGTGTATGCTCGTCCTGTGTCGTCAATTACTTCAAAACGATTTACACCTTTCATTGCCTCAAGCTCAAACGCATCGAAAAGCATGTTGTGCAAGTTAAAATAACCACAATCCATACCACGACCATACATGCCCGGATCAAAGCCAAATACATCATACAGTGCGTAACGATAAGTGCCTTTGTCCACAGCTTCTGCTTTGTACATACGTTTGATAACAGCATAGAAAGCATCTTCTCGTTCTTCTTCGGTGAGGCCGTTCCACCATGCATCGTTCTTAGCTTCGTACTCAGCATGTGCTTTCTGTTGTGCTTCACGCAGTTCGTCTAAGCCTTCGATCAATTCTTTCACCCTTCAACTCCGAAATGTCGTTTAATGCTTCTAGCCAATTGCTCTTGAGTTGGCGGAACCATCCATCTACCTTCTTGAACAACCTCGGCACATTCCCTAACAATCAACTCGGCGACTTGTTGTAAACGGCTTAGTTCGGTTTCGGTAAACACATAATCCTTACAATAAACTTCTTCGAAGATTTCTAAACGGTTCATCCTTTTCCCTTTTCCTCAGAAAGGCGACCTAACGCCTCAATTTGTTTTCGACCAGCTTTACTGCGAGCTAACTCATTTGAGTCTACTGATATTACACCAGTGTCAGAGTCATTGCTCTACCTCCACAAAGAAACTTTCCTCTTTATAGATCCGCTTCACCGTCAACGGTTGATGTTCGGTTGCGCCCTGAATCTCGTCCCAGTAGATTCGCTCTCCAACTGCGACATAAGGACCGCCACTCGGATCAAACATGCCCAGATCACGATAGTCAATGCCCTCTTGACCGTCTTTACCGCCGAGACGCATATACTCCATGCCTTCTTCGGACATATCAAAGCGATACAGGTTATCGCCAACTTTCACAAAACTATATTCTACACCATGTCGATTACGCATTATCCAACTCTCACTGTATGTACTGACCCATCACTATAGACGTATTGCACTGTCTTCCCGTAGTTCATCACCGACAGGAGGTTTCTTCCTACCGAAGATTCTGTCCCAGTTATCGTCGAACTGCTTTTGGTCTTTGATTGGTCGGGGTTTGCTTCCTTTTCCGCCATGCCAGTTACTTCCCATCTTTTCAAATCTCTTCGTATATCTGAGACAGCATATGCTTGTCGTCAGGTTTGAGACTATTATACATCTTTTTAGTTTTCTTGTCAAGCTTGCCACTACGGCGAAGCATCTTTGCTTTTTTACCGTTCATGCAATCTCCAGTGTCTGAGCCTCGATCATGAGGTCAGCAATCTCTTTTTTGATACGATTCTTGTCCAGTTCTGTCTGTACAGCATCAATGTAATTATACATCAACTGATCGGTATCTTCAACAGAAATCTCTTCAGTGTCAACATTATCACCAAGAAACTCTTTGAAGTCCTCGGCAATCTTCAGTTCATGAATCTTCTGGGCTTGAATACGATCAATGAATCGCTCAAAGTCATAATGGTCACCCTTGTTGACCACAACCAGCTTAACAAACTTATTGTCAAGATAGCGCATGTCTTTGAACTTGAAGTTGCCCATCTTCTCGTGGTCGTAGTAAATCTTCTCATAGATTGTCAAGGGATTGTGAACAGCGGTCAGTTCCCGAGTCTCAGTGTCTAGAACATGAAAATACTTTTTATCATTACAATCATTCCAGAAGAATTCCATCTGCGAGCCAAGATAGTGAATATTGCCCTTTGACGACTTGGTATGGAAGTGACCAGACAGAACCATCTCAAAGCGATTGAAAAGCTCAGGATTCATCCCATCAATACAAGGCATGCCAAGATGCATATCAAACCCAGCTAGTTCTAGGTGTGCACCGATGATGTCAGCATCACAAGACTTGATGAAGTTCATGCACTTCTGTTCATTCTCAGCGCAGATCCACGGGACCAGACCAACCTTGAGACCATCGTAGTTCATCACACGAGGCTCTAGAACGAGATTAACTTCGTTCATGTAGTGACCTTGAAGCTCTTTCAATGCATTCAGTTCAGTAGTGTTCTTGTAGAACATATCATGGTTACCGATGATAATGTCCATGTGAATGCCATACTCTCGCAGTTTGTCTAGAAAGACTTTACGATTTAGGTTGAGTGCTTTGAAATTAATCGTCTTGCGGTTATCGTAGTAGTCACCAAGATGCAAGATGTTGGTGATGTTATTCTCTAAGAGATACGGAAAAAACACTTCTTCATAGAAGCGCTTTTGGTACTCCATAAAGATATCAGAAGAGTTACGGATACCCGCATGAGTATCAGAGATAATAGCAATTTTCATATTAGTCTACCAAGAAATCAGAGAGATCAGAATCAGCCTTGACAGTACGCCGGCGGCGCTTTCGTTCTTCTTTCGCATATTCTTTGAAGTGTTCGTCAGCTTCTTTCACCACATCAATACGATACTTGAGAACTTCAACCAAAGGAACCACATTGCTCCAGTCAGCATCTTCATCACCAGTCTCAATGTGCTGTTCAATGCCAGCTTCTGCAATATACTTCAAACGAATGTCTTGCTGCTTCTTCTCACGGTTGATGCGACGAAGAAAAGCATACCAAGAAATTTGAGTGAAGTAAGCAAACGCATTAGGAGTCCCTGTACGAGTCGCTGCTTCTATGTTATAATTCTCAATGGCTTTGAGGCAGTTCTCTACAGCGTCCATCACCATCTCTTCACGATAAGTGTAGCGAACGAAGTTGGACTTATGGGAGAGACCCTCAGCGATCTTGAGAAAGCACTCTGCGATATAGTTGGGAACAATAGGAATCTCTCTATTGTTTTTCTTTGCAGCTTGAACCTTCTCGCAGTGCTTAACAACAGCTAGAGAAAACTCTTTGTTGTTTACATAATGTGGTCTGTCTTTTGGTTTCATTTCACACTCTCAGTTAATATATGCCAACTATTATAAACTATTTTATAGTTCTTGTCAACACATTTGACAGGACATAATAAATGTGATATAATCTCTAAGTCTCTTAGGGGGAGGTTGAATATTAATGAATCTTAAATGGGATCACATTAGATGCAGAATCTACATTACCACCATAAAACATATCATCGGCCTCTTTGTTAGAGAGGCTCAATTTTTCATCAATATCATTCAACTCAATAATTGCTTTTGCATACTCACGAAGAAGATCCTCTGTGGGGTGAGCATACGAGACAAGCTTGTCTTGTCTCAGAACGATAAGGTTATCATTGGACTCTTGGTAAACCATAAACACACGGAAAGTATAGAATCTATAGCCCTGAGGAGCAGCCCTAGAAACGATAGTCACTGCATTCCGAATAACAATCTCCCACTCATCTTCAGACACAACTTCGCAAACTACTTCTTCACCCGTGACAAGTTTAATTTGCTTGATGTTCATAATGTTTCCTGTTTTAAATTGATGGGGTATATCTTATATTGAAAGCCTTCTTTAGTATATATTTTTATTCTTTCTGCACTGTGGCGAAGAGTAAAGTTCTTATGACTCTTTACATGAAAATCGTCAGCAATGTCGTAGAGCGTTGTGTCTCTACCATCGTCAGACTTTCTCAGTCCTCTGCCGATACTCTGGAGGACTTTGATTTGAGACTTCGATGGCGAAGCAAAACAAATGTTGCTGAGATTCCGTATATTAATACCAGTAGAAAAAGTTCCAAGAGAAGCGACGATAATTGCATCTTTCTGTTTCTCCACGATACCACGGATTTGTTCTCTGTCCGCAGTGTCTACCTCACCCGAGACATAGAAAATTCTACGCCCATCCTCTGCCTTTTCCGTCATCATGTCGTACAGCACTTTGCCGTGCTTTTCTACATATTGGAAAAGAACAAGTGTATTACCTTCTAGAGATAATGCTAAGTTGGTAATAAACTTGTTCCTCTTCTCGTTTGTAACTATATAGTCAATTTCTTCCTGGTACGTTTTATTTTGCATCCAATGGCAGATATCATTGTGATAGTTTAGAAGCATCACCTTGATGTCTAGTCCTGCCAGTGTGTTCTTCTTCTGTAGTTCTACAGTGGTGGTGACTTTGTAGACAGACCCAAACAGTCCTTCAAGCACCAGCTTATTAGTCTCAGTGCCGTCTAGAGTTCCTGTTGTACCGAATCTATACTCTGCATTCTTAGCTTTGTTCATGATTCCAGACAAAGACTTAGCCTTGAACCCGTGAACCTCATCCCCGAAGATTGCACCAAACTGATGAAACCAGTCCCCACTCAGTTTGTATATAGACTGCCATGTAGAGATGATAATACGCTTGTCTGTGTTCTTGTCTTTGCCCGAATAGACTCTATGGCAAGCATCTTCTACATCAAAGCCATAGTCTGCGAAGTCTTTATACATCTGCTCAACCAAAGATGTTGTAGGCACGATCACAAGGACTTTCTGCTCGTGATTGTCCAAGTACCACCGCATGAGGTTGTAGATGATAAAAGATTTACCAGAACCTGTAGGAGAGAGAAGAATACAGCGCTTGTTCTTGATGCCATGTGAGATAGCATCGTACTGATAATCACGCACATCAAAGGGAGCACCAAGAGACTCAAGATACTTGACAAGCTCTTGGTGCCTGACAGTGTTCTTGAGTTCTGGATGCCCGTAACGCTCGTTATCAATAATCTGTAGAGGGTAGAATCTATCAGCACAAAACTTCTTAAGGTGAAGCCATAGACCTACATTTAGTTCTTTAGAGATTTGGTTGAACAGTCTTACCTTACCATCCCAGACTTTTCTCTTGAATGCAGGCATGTAGCGATATCCGGGTACAAAGAATGAGAAGTACTCACGCAACTCTTGCTGCTGCGCAGGGTTACACTCTACGACAAGCATAGAGTGATCCCGCATCTGTACTCGGATAGTGTTCTCCACTACCGACCTTGCCCTCTGTAACGCTTCCAGTTACGCCGCTTATGCTTGTTGGCAGGTCTGGAGTTATGAGACATGCCGATAGAAGTTCTCTTGCCAGTACTGTTATTATGGAGAATAACTTTTTTGTTTTCTCCCATCTTAAGTTTTGCCATTATCTACTCCCTGTCCATTCTTCTGCTTCAACGAGCATATCTTCATGATCCCAATCTTCTCTACCTTCTTCAGTTTCAAAGACATCAAATCGACCCTCAATGTTAAAAGGTTTGTCGCAAGTGTCTGCGTCAACATTCGGCCATCTAAGACCTTCGCACTGTGCCCTATGGAGTTCAACTGCTTCCTCTAGAGAGTCTGCTTCGACTTCATCAATATAATTATATTCTTGAGTTGCATAAAATCTGCCATTAATATAGAAAGTTGCCATGCTATGCTCCTGCCTCAAACTTGCGCCATTCAATGATGTTCTTGATAGTCTGATGGCGCCATTTCAGATTATCAAGAATTTCTGATACAGTATCTATGATGGTCTTAAGATACATGATTTTTTCTTCGCTGCGCTGAATCTCAGGGTCAGAGTCATAGTAGTGCTCCATGTCCCCTTTCAGAACTTTCAAGCCATTGAAAGGGTCAGGCTCCCAGCCTTTACTGACCAGCTCTTCTTGACTCATCTTGCCGTTGTAGTAAAGCCACTTATCTTTCAGCAGAATCTTCTGAGAATGCTCTGCTCGCTTCAACTGTAACTTAGTCAAAGAGAGATATTGAAGATACTTGGCGTGTAGCTTGGGTGTGAGTTGAGAAACTTTCTCATACTGATCACGAGGTATTTCACAATCTTCTTCCCATTCTTTGAGAATGGATTCAAGATCAATCATATCAAAACTCCATATTAAATAATTTCAAATTTAGTAAATCTAAATCCTGCGTCAAAGGTTATATATGAAACATCTCCCGCTGCCGCATTAAACTGAATAGAACTTACATTTGTCGGGAGACAATCTTTGTACCGAAACTGAGTGCCTTGATTGTTATGCGAAGTAAGAACACTTAGCGTGATGTCGGCAAAGGTAGGAACACCAGTACCAGTGTTATTCACCTGTCCTTCTAGAGACATTCTTTCCAACCAAGTGTACATCTCTTTATACGATTCCATGTCTTCGTCTAGAATCAATGTAAGAAGCAACTCATCATAGGCAAGCTTATCACCTGCAAGAGGTACAGTCCTGATATTGAAAGTAGCAAGCTCAACAGGTGGAATAGACACACCCGGATGGGTAACCGACTGAGCAAAATACTCAATGTTCGGATAGTTCTCTCTGCTGATAACTACTCTAAAGCCTGTGGGCTGAAGATAGTTCTTGTTAGTTGAAAGTGTAGCCATGACTAGCTCCGTAGTATTATAACATTATTTATATGCAAAAGAAAGGGGGTCCGAAGACCCCCTTGAAGTGCGGTAGGTGTGACCCTACTCTTTTTAGAATCATTAGGCGAGGATGTTGTCGACCCGGAAGATTCTGTAGTACTGGTTGCTCTTGGCTGCAGCAAGACCGTTTGCGGGAGTAGCACCAACGAAGGGGTTGGAAGCCATGCCGTAGCGAGTCTTGAAGCCAATTTTCGGCTGGAAGGTATCTTCGCCGACTGCCTTGACCATCTGAAGAGGGACATAGGGGCAGTAGAAGAGACCAGCGTCATAGGCGTTCGAGCCCTTGTAGCCAACCGTAACATAATCGGTGGATGCATAGGGATCAATGTAGACACGCATACGACCGTTGAGCGTACCAGCGAAGGTGTTGCCTGTGTCGTCAACCTGAAGGTTGGTGGACATAGCGGGCGTGTAGTCGAGCATACCGGAAGCTGCGAGAGCCGTAGCGACATCGGAGGAGCAGACAACAAC